TCATGCGCTCGTCGAAGAGAATTTCATTCTCGGTTAATTTTCGGTTGGAAGCCTCCGAGCGCCGTGAGCCCCCAAAAGCCATGACTGCGAGATATGGCAGGTAGCGACGATCGTGAGCGATGAAGAGCTTCATCAATTCCTCTGGTGTGTAGATTTCCGGCGTGGTGTGGCGGACCTTCCCAAACTCCGCCTCCACTTCGCTGTTGCTCTCCGAGATAAAGCGGCGCTTGCGGGCGAAGCGCAGAATGGCGGAAAGCGTGCCGAAAAGATTTTTGCGCGTGCGGTCTTCGTATTTCGAGTTCGTCAGGTAATCGAGATATTCCTCTGGCGGGATCGTGTTGATGAACCGCGACCCGAAGCGGCCTACCCAAAAATTTTTGTGGTGGCGAAGCGTCTCGTAATACCGGCGCGAGAGCTTCCGCTGAACCGCCCGTTCGTAGAACATGTCATAGACCTCGATAAATGTTTTCGGGTTGAGGTCGGTGAACTCGTGATATTTCAGGTAGAAGTCCACCGCTGTATGGAGCGGCACCGATCCCATTCGGCGTTGGCACTCGGTCAGGTAGGTGAGGTCGGCCCCCGCCACTCTAGTCGCCGCCCCGTCTGCGTTGACGAGGTTTTTCAAAATCCGGTCTGCCTCCAGCATGGCGGCAGTCTCGTCGTTGAACGCGCGGTTGAATCCTTTCCTTCCGACCTTCCACGAAATCCGGTGTGTCGTGTATTTCCCGCGTTGAAGTTTTGCGATCCTCACGCGGACATGACCGCAGCGAAGGTAGCTCGTCTTATCGTCAATTTTTTCAGTTTTAGGCTTCATGGTTTTGTTTGGTTCGGTGTTGGTTTTTGTCCTGAAAAGTTAGGACAAAATGGTGACAAAGGTGTAATAACCTTGCAAGAAGATAATAACCCGACGGCGAAAAACCCGTAGGTTTGCGTAGAGAGAGGGGGTTCATTGTCCGCAGAAATTTTGGACAAAAAGGGGCAGCGCCTACGGGATTCGAATGCGTTACGGATTTTGTAATAACTTGTATAAATCAAGAGTTTATGAAAAATTGAATTTGCCCTTGTCCTAAGTTGGACATACCTTGTCACGAAATGGTTCAAAAAAATGTCGGAGTTCTTGTCGATGACGGCAAAACTCCGGTCCCGAAAGGGAGCATTGTTCGCTACGGATACATCTATCCCCCGAAGACGGCTGACTGGACGATCGAGCTTCACGCTTTTCGTTCCATAGCCAAAGACGGAACCCCTCGCGAGGAGAATTTCAAGCGGGCGGCCCAGATGTTTTTTCTCAATAATTTTGTCTGGCATCCGTGGGCCGAGGACATGCTGCGGGAATGTTGCTACTCGAAATTCGTTGGGTTCGCGGGCTGCGGTTCGAGCGGAAAATGTCTTGCGCCCGACACCCCTGTATTGAGGTTCGACGGGTCAATTTGCCGGGCAGACGAGGTAAAGGTGGGCGACGAGCTTATGGGGCCTGATTCAAAGCCGCGCAAAGTTCTTAGCTCAGGGCCGGGGCGCTCGAACATGGTTCGTATCGTTCCAGTCAAGGGCGACCCTTGGGTTTGCAATGACGACCATGTGCTAACTCTAAAGCGTTCTTGGTCGGGCAAGAAATGTTGGCGGAGGGTTGGGGAGATAATTGACATTTCAGTAAAAGATTATTTGGCGAAGGGCGAAAGTTTCAAAGAGCGGCACGCTCTTTTTTGCACTGGGGTTGATTTTCCTGAACAGCCTGTGGAGATAGACCCTCGCGTTTACGGAATGTGGCTGGGGGACGGCTCAACTGGGCGTCCGGCTATTACATACCATGAAGACCTTGAGCCGGAGATTCACAAGTATCTCACGGACTATTTTACCCGTGAAGGATACCGTTTGAATCACGCTGGATATGGAAAGCACTGCGGAACTCTTTTTGTTAAGAAGGAGTGGAGGAACAGCCCATTTTTAGATTTGGTGCGAGAATCTTCAGGGAACCCGCCATCTCAATCCCCCAGCAAAGGCGAGAAGCGGATTTTGCGCCGTTATTTGATAAACAGCCGAGAAGTTCGTATGAATGTTCTGGCAGGACTAATTGATTCCGATGGTCACGCCAACGGAACCTATTTTGAGATCGCTTGCGCTTACCCGAAGTTGGAGGGGGACATCGTATTTTTAGCTCGCTCTCTTGGATTTCGGGTCACTGTGAAAAAACGGCTTGTTGAGTGCAACGGGAAGAAGTGCCCCTCGTCGCGAATCAATATCATGGGGGATACCCATCTTATCCCGACCCTACGGAAAAAATGTCGTCAGAAGCGCCTCCGAAAAAATAGTGACTGCACCACATTCAAAATTGAACAGTTGGGTGAAGGAGATTGGTATGGTTTCACTTTGGATGGGGACGGGCGATTCTTACTGGGAGACTTCACAGTCACTCACAACTCCGATTTCATGGCGGTTTGGATTTTGCTGAACTGGATGGCGGCTCCGTTTTCCACGCTGGGTTTGTTGACCTCGACCTCGATCCGTGATTCCAAGAAGCGCGTGTGGGGTGCCGTGCAGCGGTATTGGCCCGCACTCGCACCAATCGCGCCTGCGAAGCTCACGGACACTCCGACTCCGGCTATCTATGTCATCAAGGACAAGGTTCGCATGGAGCAGGCAGGAATTTATTTGATCCCAGCGGAAGCAAAAAAATCCAATGAAGTCACGGGCAAGATGAGAGGCATGAAAGCGCCGCGAGTCTTTCTGGCAGCGGACGAGTTGAGCGAGTTGAGTCACGCGCTGATGGACACGGCGATGTCGAATCTTGCGAACAACGCAGTGCTCCATATCTGCGCGGCGGCGAATCCTGTTTCGTATTATGATCCCTTTGGAAAATTCGTGGAACCGAAGGATGGCTGGAACTCGATCACGGTGAGTGATGACCGCTGGGAAACCAAGCTGGGAGGGGTTGCGCTGCATTTCGACGCGATGCGAAACCCGAACTACATCGCTCGAAAAAATGTTTGGCCGATTCAAAAATGGGAAAAAATCGAGGAGGCAGTCGAGCGGCTTGGCGAGGATTCGCCGATGTTCTGGCGAGACTACCGGGGATTCTGGCCCCCAGGTGGCGTTTCCAAGGCAGTGTATTCCGAGCAGGAGATTATCAAAGGTAGCGCGGACAAGGCTCCGGTGTGGCAAGGCTCCAAGATGCGGGTGGCGGGCGTTGACCCCAGCTTTGTGAGCGGCGGCGACCGCTGCGTGTTGTATCTCGGGAGCTACGGCCTGAACCGCGATGGCGTGGATCAGGTATCATTTGATACCTTTCATTTCATCGAGGACGACGCTTCCAGCAAAGAGCCGCGCACTTTTCAAGTCGCGCAGAAGATCGCGACGATCCTGCGTCAGGAGGGCGTGGACGCTCGATCTTTTGGCGTGGATGTGACCGGCGGCGGCGTTCCCTTTTGCGATGCGCTTTCCCGCGTGCTGGGGACGAATGATTTTTTGCGTGTGCATTTCGGCGGGTCGCCGAGCGATCGCCCCTTGTCGCCGTATGACCCGACTCCTGCTAATGAGAAATACACCAACCGCGTCACGGAACTTTGGTTCGGCGCGAAGGAGTGGCTCCAGAACGGGCAGCTTCGTGGAATCGGCCCTGACCTTGCCCAGGAGATGACGGCGCGAAATTTTGAGACCCGCAAAAGTGGCGGCATGAAACTCTGCGTCGAGCCGAAGTCCGACATGAAATCCCGTATGGGGCGTTCACCTGATATTGCCGACGCCGCCTTCGTGTTGTTGGAGACGGTTCGGGAGCGGTTTGGTTTGAGGCCGCCTCAAGAAGTCGGCCCAAGAGGTCGGAGTTCGTGGCGTTCCGCCATGAGGCGCTTCGATGTCAAGTCAAATTCAACTTGCCTTTTGGAGGTGTAGGTGTAATAAAAATATAACCTATGGAAGCCGTTGAATACCCGTTGACGATTGAGCAGGGCTCCACTTTTCAGAAGCAATTTCGCTGGAAGGTGGATGGGCAGGTTATGAACCTGACAGGTTATACCGCCAAGATGCAACTGAAGAAGAATTACGGCGGCGTGGTGGCTTTTGAACTCAGCACCGAGAACAGCCGGATTTTGCTGGGCGGCGCTGGAGGGACTGTTTCCCTAGAGCTTTCTCCCGAGGAAACGGCAGGCTTGCCCGCAGGAAATTATGTTTACGATTTGGAACTGACCAACGGCGGCGTGGTGAGGAAACTCATTCGCGGGACGGTGGTTGTCGTGCCGGAGGCAACGATCTAATATGGCTGAGATTATTGAAATTATCGGGTCTGGTTTGACCGGCCCACAAGGACCACGCGGTTTGCCGGGATTGAACGGTGCCCCTGGGGCGGCGGGCGCGGCGGGCCCTCAAGGGCCGGCAGGGCCAATCGGGCCTGTTGGCCCGAAAGGCGATAAGGGCGATCAAGGCGGTCGCGGTTTGCAGGGTCTTAAAGGCGATAGTATTACTGGCCCCCAGGGCGAACCCGGCCCTCGCGGTTTGGTTGGAGCCGCTGGCGCTCCTGGCCCCCAAGGGCCAAAAGGCGATCGCGGAGGGGACGGCCCAGTCGGCCCAGCGGGACAAATGGGACCTCGTGGATTTCAAGGATTGCGTGGCGATCCAGGGCCACAAGGAATTGAAGGCCCTCGCGGCTTGCAAGGCCCTGCGGGAGAACGCGGTCTGGAAGGACCTCAAGGAATTATGGGCTTACGCGGTTATACCGGCCCACAAGGGCCGCAGGGCGAAGTTTCCAAAGGCTCGGTTATGGCGTTTTCTATCGCCCTAGGGGGAGTTTAAGTGAAGCAGAAGTTCACCGGCAGCTACACGCTAGATGTCGCGAGCCGGACGATTGTGTTGTCGGGCATCGAAATTCCGCCCGAGCGGCTGGCGGTTGTTATCAATTCCACGGTCGGGTTTGTTTACCACAACATCGAGCATGAGCCTGTCGCTCAGGTCAGCATTGCGCCTAATTCTACCGGCGGGCTTTTGTCTGCTGTAAACTACGACGCGATCGGCGGGTTCGACGGCGACTACACACTATATCAAGATGGTTTAGACAAGGGCGGAGTCATCAATATCGTTGGCGGCGTAATAACGGGCGTCGTTAATCCTGGCGACGGATATTCGGCGGGGTTTGCCAACACGGTCGGCGGGACGCGGTTTGTTGTAACCATCGACCCTTCTTACAATACAGTCGTCGTTTTTCCCGCTTACAAAGATTGTGAGGCGCATCAAAACTCTGATTCCCTTTCGATATTCTATGACGACGGGATTGATCTCGGGCAGTTGATAAAAGACGAGAGCGACGAAACGCAAGGGATTCTTTCAGATATTCATAGCGAGTTGGAGGAAGCCAACGCTACGCTGACGGCTTTTAAGGCCGAAGCGAAATCCGAGTCTGATGAGACTCAAGGGCTTCTTTCTGACATCGAGACTGAGATAGCTGACGCGAACGCTACATTGGCGGCTTTTAAGACTGAAGCAAAGTCCGAGTCAGATGAGTTGCAGCTACTCCTTGGTGAAAAACTCGCAACTTTAGTCAATGGCGTGGTGCCGATCGAATTTTTAGGTATGCTTGAGCCGTCCAACGATGTTGATGTGAGCTATGTGGCGGGTGGCTATGGGCCATCTCAGATCGTTTTTTCCAGGGGTAGCGTAACTTTGAAGACTCTGAATCTGACCTACGGAACCTCCGGCGACTCCCTCGGAAAGGTTATTTCCATTACATAATTCACTTGCTTTTTGCGTTGACAGGTGTAATAAAAACATAACCGCGTAATGAAGCAACAATATAAGGGCACCCACACTTTTGATGTTGCGAGCAGAACTATTACTCTGCTCGGGATTGAGATTCTGCCCGAGCGATTGCTGCTGGTGGTGAACTCTACGGTCGGATTTGTTTACCACAATTTCGCCGCTGATCCGAATGCCGACATTACCCTTTCCGGTGGCAATACGGTCATTGTTTTTCCGCAGTATAAGGACTGCGACACGCACCGCGCCACGGATGCCCTCTCGATTTTTTACGATGATGGCGTTGACCTTGGGAAGCTCATCAAAGATGAGAGCGATCAAACTCAAGTCATTCTAACTGATATTCAGGCCGAGCTTGAGGATGCGAACACCACGCTCACTGCGTTCAAAGCCGAGGTCAAATCTGAGTCAGACGCCACTCAAGTTATCCTTTCGGAGATTAAAACCGAACTCGACACCGCGAGCACGACACTGACGGATTTTAAGACGGAGGTTAAGACAGAGTCGGACGAAACTCAGGCACTTCTCGGAACCAAGCTCCCCGATCCGGTGGGCGGTCGTATCCCTGTCGAGACCCTCGGGAAATACGAACCGACAAACAATGTCGCCGTGAACATGACCTATGGATCGTTTGGCATGAGCCAAGTGGTTTTTTCTAAGGCGGGGACGACTCTTAAAACCCTCAACATGAATTACGACGCCCAAGGTAACTTGGTGAGCGTCATCCCGACATGAGGTTTTTCTTCAACCCCGTCTCTGGTCAGTTGAACGCGGGGCCGCCGCCAGAGATCGTTTATTCCGACACGGCTCCGCTTTACCCGCAAGAAGGGTCCCGCTGGTTCGACACGATCAACCTGCGCGAGTATGTTTACACAGGAACCGAGTGGGTGGAGAGCGGCGTCGGCCCAGCCGGAGTAAAAGGGGATAAGGGCGATAAAGGGGATAAGGGCGACATCGGAAATGTTGGCCCTGTTGGGCCGCAGGGTCCGGCTGCGACGGTTTCGGTAGGCACGGTGACAACTGGGGTCGCTGGAACTAATGTTTCGGTGTCCAACTCCGGCACGAGCGGAGCGGCGGTTTTGGATTTTACGATTCCCCAGGGGGCCAAAGGCGACCAGGGGAACATTGGGCCACAAGGGCCACAGGGTATTCAGGGCGTGAAGGGCGACGATGGCGCGAGTATTGCCCTAAAAGGCGCGGTGGCAACCCCAGCTAACCTCACTTCGATCGCTGTCAAAGTTAAAGGAGACCTGTATGTCGCTCAGAGCGATGGAAACGGGTATGTCTGGGACGGATCGGCTTGGGTCAATGTCGGCCAAATTCGAGGGCCCAAGGGCGATACGGGCGCACAAGGCCCAGCAGGCCCCGCCCCAACCGGAACTGGCGCAGTAGTGGTATCCAATGGTGTTGTTGGAACTCCGGTTGGATACGGCACGGCCAATGTCGCAAATACGCTTGTTCAGCGCAATGCCTCCGGTAATTTTTCAGCAGGCGTCATTACGGGTAATTTAACCGGCAATGTAACGGGAGGCGTCACAGGCAATGTGACAGGAAATGCCAGCACGGCATCCAAGCTCGCCACGGCGCAACAGATCAATGTTTCCGGCGATGTCACCGGCACGGCTCAAAGTTTTGACGGTAGCGCAGCCATCACGATTCCAACCGCGATTTCTGCGGGCGTGATTGTCAACGCGGACATTAACGACAACGCTCAAATCGCCGATACAAAACTCGCCACGATTTCAACGGCTGGAAAAGTTTCCAACTCCGCCACCACTGCGACCTCCGCGAATACCAATAGCGCGATTGTGGCTCGCGACACGAACGGCAATTTCTCGGCTGGCACGATTACTGCCGATTTGTTCTCTGGCAACGCCAGCACAGCAAGCTCCGCCGCAAAGCTCACGACCGCTCGGAATATCAACGGGGTGTCTTTTGACGGATCGGCAGACATCACAATCTCTTCTGCTCCGACAAGCCACACCCACCCCTACTCTGAAATCACCGACAGTCCTTACAAAGACGGAGTGACGGTAGCGACGACTGCTGCGCTAACCGCCAACTACGCCAATGGCACTTCGGGAGTTGGGGCTACTCTTAGAGGCTTAGTTACTAGCGTTTTGGTAGTTGACGGAGTTACCGCTACGATCGGGATGCGAATTCTCGTTAAAAATCAAACGAGCACCTTTCAAAACGGAATTTATACGGTTACGAACATCGGTTCAGTATCCCCGTGGGGGCTCACTCGTGCAACCGACTCGGACACCAATGCCGAACTCGGCGGGGCCGTCGTAAGTGTCGATCGCGGCACGAGCGGGGGCAAACTGTTTTCCACTTCTTTCAGGACAACGGACGCAGTTGGAACGACAGCATGCCTCTGGCAGCAAATCTACGATCAAGGAGACGGAAGCCTTTTGTCCCCTTGGACTACAATGACCGCCGCTTACACCGCTGTCGCAGGGGATCGGATTGTGGCGAACACCACAGCCGCCGCGTTCACAATTACGCTGCCCGCCTCCCCCGCCAACTACACGGAGATCGTTTTTGCAGACCATTACGAACAATGGGCGACTCGCAATCTCACAATCGCCCGCAACAATCAAAACATCGAGGGTCTCGGCGAAGACCTCGTCTGCAATGTCGCGGGGGTTCAATTTACCATGAGATACGAAGGAACAACCTGGAGAATATACACATGAATCTAAGTAGCATTAAACCCAATTTCAGCACGGCCAATACGGCAAATACTTTGGTCCAACGGGACGCGAGCGGAAAAGTCGCTGTTTCTTTGGCGAACAGCGCCATTACTGGAGAAACCGCTCTGACTGCGGTGGCGGGGGATGACGCTATTTTAGTTTCTGACACTTCGGATGCCGCTGTTAGAAAAGTTGCAATCAATGACTTACTTACTTTTATGAAAGCAAATACAACTTCACAATTAGCTATTGTTACTTTTACCTGCGCGGTTGGCTCTGGGGACAACCTTCCCGCGAGCATGTCGTTGGCTTACAACCCGTTTGGATTGGGGGTAAGTGTAAACTCTAACCGAATACAGTTGGGCTCTGGGAATTGGCAAATAGAGACTGTTTTTTCTGGGTATTACCAGAGTTGGAGCGGATGGTTAGGCGGAATGTATTCAGATCAAATCTTAAAATCAAAGTTAGAAATCGACGGAGGTAACATAACAGTTGTTCTGGACGGGTCTGGCCTTTATACTACCACTGGGTCTGCCGGTCTTGGAGGCTTAGGCCGCGACACATCTGACTCAGTTGTTCAGGTTAAAGTGACGACAACTGGCTATGTGACTCCAATAAGAAACATTGGAAATGTTACCGGCGGCATCGGAGCTTTGGGTGGAAGCCGATGCACATCTTATGTTTACAAAATCTGAAGCATGAGTTTTTTGAAATACTTCTGCCCTCATTTTTGGAAGAGTAAAAGGGAACTTGTTTTCCACAACAAGCTCCCCTACGGGCATCTAACAACTCAGATTTTAGATGCGGGGAAAGTAAAAAGGCAGTGGCTCAAGAAAGCCTTCAATGATTACCACAATAGGCTGTCGCAGAGCGAGCCCTTCTCTCCTGTCTCCACTGCGGCAAAGTGCTTGGGGATTCAACAGTTGATGAACACGGGGTTTATCATCGAGTCTCATGTCGATTTTGGGATCAAGCTCTCGGAAGATTTCAGCGAAATCCGTGTGGATTGCAATGATAAGACGGTCTTGAGCTTCATGGACCCTGGATTGCTGGCGGACCACATGACCTCGCCCAAAGGCGCCTCTAAGAGAATAATTCGTTTTACAACGCCATGGCATTTTTCAGCTCCGAAAGATGTAGTCTTTCTTATGCTGCCTGTTTTTTATGCTGACGACGCTCGGTTCAGTGTTGTGCCTGGCGTTCTCGATCCGCTGTATTCCAAAGACATCCATGTCATGCTTTGGTGGTTTTCGGAAGATTACGAAGAAATCAAAGTTCACACGCCTCTTGCACAACTCATTCCTGTCCCAAGGAACCAGTGTTACTCTTCTTGGCGGATGGACGACAAAGTTCCTGAAAAACGGATGCAAAAAATTGACGCTCTGTTAAGTTATAGTAAGCGTCATAAATGCCCGTTCTATGGAAAAGAGTTTAAGCAAATGGCCGAAAATCTTTACGACGAACAATAAAAATTTATGGAAAAGATCACAATACCTAAAGCGTATATTTTTAGTTTTAGACCTGTGGAGGGCGGCGTAGAGCTTGATCTCCAAGACGCAGAGACCCGTGAAGTGTTCTTCACGGCTCCTGAAGTGTATGAAAACGAAGTTGAAGCCTTAAACAAAATCAATGTTTGGATCGAAAACAATAGACTGCACACCTGGGATTCTTTACGCGCTAATCGCAACCAACGCTTGTCGCAAAGCGACTGGACTCAACTCGCCGATGCTCCGCTCACCCAAGAACAAAAAAATGCTTGGGCTGCCTATCGGAAAGCCCTTCGCGATGTGCCATCCAGCGCCGCCACTCCAGAAGAAGTTGTCTGGCCGACGGCTCCGGTGTAATAAAAACATAAGATGCTCAACTTTCCATCCAGCCCTAACATTGGCGACATCTACACCTACGGCGTTCGGTCGTGGGTGTGGTCTGGCGCGGTGTGGTCGGCGGCTCCTTCCTCCGGGCCTCCGGGCGTGGAGGGAC